CTCAATAGGAGAAAAACACATGGCTTTAGAATCACCAGGCGTACAGGTTAGCGTAATTGATGAGAGTTTTTACACTCCCGCTGAACCAGGTACAACACCACTGATTATCGTTGCGTCAGGGCAAGATAAAACAAATTCATCTGGAACAGGAGTTGCTCCAGGTACACAAAAAGAAAACGCAGGTAAGGTTTATACAATTACATCACAACGTGACCTTGCTGAAACATTTGGCGATCCAACATTTTATACTGATGCTAGTGGCGCATCAATACACGGCGGCGAACAAAATGAATACGGCTTACAGGCTGCTTACTCATTCTTAGGCGTTGCTAATAGAGCATACATTGTACGTGCTGATTTAGACACAGCAGAACTAACTGCTACTTCAGAAGCACCAGCAGGAAATCCAGACGCAGGCACTTATTGGTTAGATACTAGTGCTACAAGTTATGGTATTTTTGAGTGGAATGGTAATGCTGCTACTACCGCTGGCGGACAAAAATTTAAATCAATTTCACCTATTGTTATTACAGACGAAAGTCAAGTAAACATTGCTTCACCGTATGCTCCACTTAATTCAGTTGGTGCTATTGGTGATTATGCTGTTGTTGCTATTACTGATTATCCTATTAAACGTATTTGGTATAAAACAAAAACTAACGTTTGGGCAGAAGTAGGCAGCAATGCTTGGTCTATGGATTGGGCTACTGTTACTGGTACTAAAGCAAATCCAACTATCCAAGCAGGCGACACGTTTACAATTTCAGGTTCTGGTTTAGCCGTAAGTGCTACAGTTCCAGGAACAGGCGCACAAACTATTGACACACTAGTTAGTGAAATTAACAGTGAAATTACTAACGCAGGTAAGCAAAGTTATGTAAAAGCGGCTGCTGTTAACGGTAAGTTAGAAATTTATGTAAGCAATGCTTTAGATAATACAGCAGAAGAAACTGATAGTTCAAATGGCATTACACTAGGCGGAACACTTGTTACTGCTGATGCTGACAACAGTGCTATTGGTGTTGCTATTGGAACTTACTACCCACCAAGACTACAAGTTTCAGCACATACTAGTGTGCCAGAATTTAAGTCAATTGACGGGCATCCTCGTCCAAGCGGAAGTATTTGGGTTAAAACAACTGATCCAAACGGTGGCGCACGTTACAGATTAAACTTATGGAACAACGCTACTAAACTTTGGGACGAAGTTAGTGCTCCATTATATGCTTCAAACCAAGCAGCAATTTACAACTTGGATAGAGCAGCAGGTGGCGCAAACATTGGCGTAGGTACAATTTATATTCAAACTAACGCAGGCGAAACAACTGGCGCAGATGCTGATCCGGCATTAGCAAACATTAAGTTCTTCCGTAGAGAAGTACTAGGCGCAGTTAGTATTGTTTCTGGCGTAATTGGCGCAGGTACATTTGGCAACGGCACAGTTTACAATTACAAAATTAGTGAATCACGTGCTAACAGCAGTGCTTTAGTTACTGGACTAGGTTCATTTACTGGCGCAGGCGATGCTGCTTTAAATGCTATTGCTTTTGCTGAAAGTGTTAATGCTATGGGATTAACAAATGTAACAGCAGCAGTTGATAGTAACAACAGAGTTGTTATTACTCATGGTTTAGGCGGCGAGTTCCGCATTAGTGATGATAATAATACTCCATTCGCTACAGCAGGATTTAGTGCTTATGTTGGTCCAGGTACTGGCACAGCAAACTTTTATGGCGCTCCAGCAGGCGACGATACTCACAACTTTGTTGCTAGTGGTTGGAGATACTTAGCACCTAATTGTAGTGCTGATAATCCTACATCATTAACAGCAGATGGTGCTTTATGGTACAACTCAATTGTTGACGAAGTAGACTTAATGATCCACGATGGCACAACTTGGAGAGGTTACAAAAACGTACACTCAGATTACACTGGTCCTATTATTAGTGCTACACAGCCTACTATTAAGGCAGACGGTGTTACTCCATTAACATATGGCGACATTTGGATTGATACTTCAGACTTAGAAGAATATCCACAAATTTATAGATATTCACTAGGCGGTGCTTGGGAATTACTAGATAACACTGATCAAACTTCAGAAGACGGCGTTCTATTTGCTGACGCACGATGGGGCTTATCAGGTGGTAATTCAGAAGGTATCTTAGAAGGCGATATTACAGACTTGTTAACTAACGACTTCTTAGATCCAGATGCTCCAGATCCAGCACTTTATCCACGTGGTATGATTCTTTGGAATACACGTAGAAGCGGATTTATCGTTAAGAAGTTTGTTCGTAACTACATTGATACAACAGCAGATAACGAGCGTCAAGGCGGCGTTGGCATGAGCAACTACTATCCACACCGTTGGGTAACTGTTTCTACTAACAACGAAGATGGCTCAGGCGCATTTGGACGTCACGCACAACGTAAAGTTGTTGTTAAGGCACTACAAGCACTTGTTAACAGCAACGATGAAATCCGTGATGAAGAAACATTAAACTTTAACCTAATTGCTACACCAGGATATCCTGAGTTAATTGGCGAAATGGTTACACTAAACTACGATCGTGGCTTAACTGCGTTTGTTGTAGGTGACACTCCATTTAGACTAGAGTCTAATGGTACTGCTCTTAACAACTGGGGTAAGAACGTTGCTCTAGCAGTCGAAGACAATGACGATGGTTTAGTTACTTCAGATGAATACTTAGGCATTTATTATCCATCAGGCTTCACTAGTGACAACTATGGTAACAACGTTGTTGTTCCACCAAGTCATATGATGCTAAGAACTATTGCGTTAAGTGACCAAGTTAGTTACCCATGGTTTGCTCCAGCAGGTACTAGACGCGGTGGCGTAACTAACGCATCAGCAGTTGGTTATATCGATGCTGAAGGCGAATTTAAATCGATAGCATTGAACGAAGGTCAAAGAGATATCCTTTACAGTGTTAACACTAACCCAATTACATTTATTACTGGTAGTGGTGTTGTTTGTATGGGTCAAAAGACTCGTGCTAGAAACGCAAGTGCTTTAGATAGAATTAACGTAGCACGTTTAGTAGTTTACTTACGTAGACAATTAAACGCACTCGCTAAGCCATATATCTTTGAACCTAACGATAAGATTACACGTGATGAGATTAAACAACAAGTTGAAAGCATTATGCTTGAACTAGTAGGGCAAAGAGCTCTTTATGACTTCCTAGTTGTTTGTGACGAATCTAACAATACTCCAGCACGTATTGATAGAAACCAACTTTACGTGGACATTGCTATTGAACCAGTTAAGTCAGTTGAATTTATTTACATTCCACTTAGACTTAAGAATACTGGAGAGATTGCGAGTTTAGGTTAAGATAAATAATATAAACAGATTAGGAGCACATAATGGCTATTTCAACTCTTTCAAAATTTACAGTACCTTTAGCAAGTAGCGACTCCGCTGCTAGCCAAGGTCTGTTGATGCCGAAACTACAGTATCGCTTCCGCCTTACTTTAGAAAACTTTGGTGTCAGTACACCGACTACAGAACTTACAAAACAAGTTGTAGACGTAACTCGTCCAACTGTAGGTTTTGAGCAAATGACACTTGATGTTTACAACTCACGTGTTTATCTAGCAGGTAAACATAACTGGGAACCAATTACGCTTAACTTGCGTGAAGATGTAAACAACAATGTACAAAAACTAGTTGGTGAGCAACTACAGAAGCAATTCGATTTCTTCGAGCAGTCAAGTGCTGCTTCGGGTATTGACTACAAGTTTACAACACGTATTGAAATCTTAGACGGTGGTAACGGTGCTAACACGCCAACCGTACTAGAAACGTTTGAACTTTATGGTTGCTACGTAGAAAACGCAAATTATAATCAGTTAAGTTATTCAGCGAACGAACCAGTAACTGTTACAATGTCTATTCGTTACGATAATGCTGTTCAATCACCACAAGGTACTGGTATTGGAACAAACGTTGGTCGTACAGTAGGTTCATTAGTAACTGGCGGCGGCGCATAATATAAAAAGAGTTGAAGAAATAGAAGAGGGTGCCTAGAGCACCCTTTTTTATTATGTACGCATATAATATCGATGGATAAATATTATTATGGCAAACAAACTTAATGGATTCTTAGATAACTTACAAAACGGCTTACTTAATCCCAAAGGTAACTTAGGAGATTATCAACACGCTGCTCGTGCTTTTACGGATGACGCATTTAGACTAGCACCAAAGACCAAGTTTCTATATCATGTAGTATTCAATATTAATCCATCTATTAACCTTAATGGAATCCAAACTTACGAACTGCCTCTATTAGTTAAAAGTGCTGATATGCCAAGATTTAATATGGATTCTAATACTGTTAATCAATACAACAGAAAGAAAATTGTTACAACTAAAATAAATTACGATCCTATTAATATTACGTTCCATGACGATAATAATCATACTACCACAGA